AAAGGTGGTTCTCTTTCGATCACTTCCACCTGTGCCACGTTTGTTGTGACCGCGTGTATATTATCTGCTGATAATGTGATGTCCCTGTCTCTGGAAACTTCAAGAGTTTCTGATATACGTTCAACTATCTCATTTCTCAATGTGTCAAGATTAGTGCCTCTGAGGTAACATCTAAGGTTTATGTTTAATTCTGCTTCTCGTTCTGCCACTGATATATCGCTTCTGACCTCGTTGCTGGTGACCACTAGAATAGCAGGAAACTGTGTGATTGCCAACTTCTGAACATCAAAGAAATCACGTGAGATCTTGCCCGGAGCCGGATCTGTCATGTTCTCCAGTTGTGCTACTATGTTTTTTGTGATATTTTCTCTTGCTGACATTACCTAATCAACCTACCATTATAAAATGATTCTTTTTCACTCTCTGAAAATGATCCTGATGAATCAATGTCATAATTAACACCCACCCTTATTATAAGATCAAATTCTTCTTCAAATTTGGCTTTGTAATAATTCATTTTTTCTCGGAATGCGTCTCCGTCCGGATCAAATGAAGAAAGTCTAGGATAGATATAATATGCTAAAGTGTGATAAACTGCGGCTCTTGTGAATTGAGATGAATCCAATCTAGATGGAGACAATTTTGTCGATCCACCCAACACTGAGATATCATGTCTATCATAAGTGGGCCACCATTTTATATCAAGTAGTCTGATTATGTCGTCGTAAGTTTTTTCGTGTAGATCTGAATACTCTTGGATACCATAATCTTTGATTTGTGGTTCGTATTCTAAAAGATCTGAATCAGTAGCAAATGTCGCCATGGTTAAAAGTCCTTCTTTTGTTATTACAAAGGTCCTACCTTTGATGTTGTTATTTATAGGTATTTGTAAGAAAGTCTAAAGTTGTGATGACTGGAACATCCACATCAGGCAAATGATCATTGATCACATAGATTGGATTTTTGTTCGCCAGTTTGTTCAACACACGTTTCATTGAATTGGTGTATTTTCTTAAACTGACACGATCATAGATAAAAACAGAAGCCTCGCTCAAACCCCAATCACAGCCTATGATATAGATAGGACTTATACTCAATTGTGTGGCTAAAATCACTGCCAACAATCCAGAATTGATGCCCGACGTTAATGGATCCATTATGGGTTTCCAATGGGGTAAATGAGCATTTTCTGGTATGGTATAATAACCTATCGAAGGATCTATTTGGATTGAATCCACCACTGGTCTGTCATAGGCACACACATAATGAACAGGTCTGCGTGTTTGAATATAATTGCAACCTATTTCACATTCTTGTGGAGGCAGGGTATTAATTAATTTTTCTTGGCTGGGTCCGTTGAACCAAACAATATTCATAGTGATATTTAATGATCATAAAAAAAGGGCGACAATTTCTCGCCGCCCTTCATATGTTTATTGCCTAATGTTAAAATTAGTCAGTGATGATTGTATCACCTAATAATTTCACACCGTAAGTGCTGTGTAGAACTTGAACACCATATCTAGTTGATGCAACAACTTCATCAGCTCTTAAAGAAGCATCTCTTTGAGTTTCGATCTTTAAGCCTTCTGCAACTGCTAAACCTAAAGCGTCTCTGCTGAATACACCATTGACAACTTGTCCGTCTGAGAATGATGCGAAGTTAGAAGTTTCGTAGATATCAATACCTGCGATTCTTCCAATGTAGCCTTCTGACATCGCTTGGTTTGTCACAGCCAAATTGTTAGTAGGGTTAACAAAAGAGTTTGTTAAACTTTTCTTGACGTTGTAGATCGCTTTTGGATGGAACACACCGTAGTATGGTCCAGGCACTGCAAGTGATTTTAAAGTTGCATATGCTTGGAACAAGTTTTCCACAGTGATTTCTTTTCCTTGAGCACCAGCACCCACTTCAGTGAAGTCTGTGAACAATGAAGTTAATGCTTGGTCGTGTCTTTTCGCGATCGCTTCACCAAATAACTTACCTAGGTCAGCAACAACATTTGATACTGAATGGTTTCTCGCCATGTCAGTCAATGTAGTCATGATACCTGCTTCTGTTAATGTGATGTTAGCAACATTAGTCGAGATCGCGGTGTTTGTTAGGTCCTGCGCCTCGTTTCTGTCTATCGCTGTTTCTGTTCCGTATAAAGGAACTTGCAGGACTTTACCTGCGTTTGCTGGCACTGTGAAGTTTTTCACAAGGCCTGGCATAATTGCTGTTTCTGATGCCACGAACATCGCCTCTTGGACGATAGGTGAAATCAGATGTTGCAATGTGCTTGTAGTTGATTCATTAGCCATTTTGCTAATCTCCTTTTATTGTTTGTTAATTAGAAAGATTAAAAGCCTTGTTTCTTACGATACTCAGCATAGATCTTTCTATGTTCTGGATTATTCATATCCAATTTATTAACATCAACTTTGGAAACACCCTCAGGGCTTGTGTTTGACTTGGATCCACCTCCTGGCTGACCTGCTGAAACAAAATGAGGTGAGTTTTGTAGGAACTCTCCAACCAACCCATTAATTGTTAAAGGATCACCATTGTCAGTGTATCTAGTCTGACCTGTTTTGGGATCAATCACTTCAACTTCTCCTGTGTCTGACATTTTGACAGAACCCCTTACAAGTTGTGCAACCTGTTCAGGATTTATTGCCCTCATGGTTGATGCCGCATTTATCAATGCCCCATCCACCTTGATCTTTGTCAGTTCAGAAGTTAGCGAAGAAATCTTGCTGTTAAACTTTTCAGCATTTTCCTTCAACAGTTTCTCAAACTCTGACTTCTCTTTTGCTTTGGAAATCCTTTCAGATTCTTCCTTGGCCATAAGAGATTGGTATTTCTCAACATCTATACCCTCGAACTTCTTGCTGAGTTTGGCTTCTGTCTTTCTTCTGACTTCTGCCGCGATAGCATCAAGTTCTGATTGTGTATAAGTTTTCGCGGGTTGATTTGCCGCTTCTGCCTGTTCTGTTTTTGAGACTGTATCAGTTGCCACAGTAGCAGTCTGATTGTCTGGCGATGTATTAAGATCCATCGTGATCCTCCTTTTATATACGTGAGTGGATTTCTCACTAACCTTACATATTTATAAGAAATCAATAGAACATCGCGTCATCTGGTTCTATATCCCAGGTTTTATACCAATCTGTTTTTTGTAATTGTTTTTGTGCTGTCTTTAATTTTTTTAAATTTTGTATGAATACTAAAGGACACCGGCCAAAGGAAAAAGATACCCCTTGATGTAGCCCAGCATTATCAGGATGGTCATAGAGGATAGCATAATCAGGATTGCTTTGGTGAGATTTTTCACAGATCTTTGATAACCGTCTTTCTGTTATGGGGTAATTGATATAGATGATGACAATATCCAAATTAAGAATGCCAAAAAGGCCAGCACAGTGATTGATCTGACCCAAAAGGTCACTCTTTCCAGGCACCACTTGGATCTTCTTCTCTTGGAGAGTTCTTTTCGCAAAAGGACAGATTGCTTTTCCAGTCTTCGCATTCTTTTTAGCAACAACTTTTCCAATCCAGTCATAGACATCTTTGCTACTTACGTCTGCCACTTCGCTTGCCATATCCTGAAGCACGAATGGCCCTGCCCTGTTTCTCCGCTTGTTCGCGAGTTTTATAGACCTTGCCACTTGTGCCCCAACGATAGCCCCCTCTTACTTTTCTAACAGGCATTATTTTCTTCTACCTGATTTTTTGTTTTTGTTCATGGGTTTTCTTCTACCCGATGTCATGGGTTTTCTTCTTCCTGATCTATTCATTGATCGTCTCCTTGTTGTTTATGGGTTCTTTTCCTTGGTTGTGTGAAGGTGCATACATGGATAGGTAATCCAAACCCAATTCGTGTGCCACCTTCTTGATGCGGATCAGTGCCTTCCTGGCTCTGGTCGCAAATCTCATTGATGGATTGGCCATCAGTTTGTCATAGTTGGTAAAATACTCCAAACACAATCTTTTAAATTGTATGTGTTTGGCCGATTCAACTGGTTTCCTGTATAATCTACGAATTCCCATGTGTTTTCTCTTTGATGTATTTGTTGTGATTTTCACATATGGTATTGCCTGCCCAATCATCTATCACACGTGATGGTTTGATTCCATTCAACCAGTGTTGTATGCTCATGAACGCACCACCTTCTGGTCCTGCTCTGCCACCGTGCCAACAATTGGGTTTGATTCTGATAGTATCATAACGCCATCTAGGATTGAGCCTATCTTCGTATGGTATCCTGATTTCGTTGTTTGCTGAAAATTCCACACCATACAAAAACACTTCATATGAATCCACATTGGGATGGAGATGTTGTGGCACAGTCACATTTGGACTCACTAAAAATAATTCCACCTGGAAAGGATTGTTCCTATAGATACACAATCCAGTGATGCCTTCTATATGCATCATTGTGTCTTGTGCGGGTGGTTGTATGTGTCTTGGTCCTTCTCTCAAATACCAATCTGCGAAAGCACTTAGGTCATCTTGTTTGGGATCTATCATTCTAGTTCCTTGGGTTTGATTGATGTGAACTGTATTGAGTGCCAGGGTGCTATCCTGCCATGGCTGTTGTGATATAATTCTCCGGTCTGTTTTGATTGTGCGGCCATGAATTCGCGTGTGCCATTGCCAATCATCTTACGGGTGACCACTTTAACAGGTTTCCATTCCTGTCCATTGATATAGAACCGGGCATGGTAAGTCTGTTGTCCCAATCTCTTTTTTATACCTGCCATTTGTCATACCTTGTTTTATATTTTCAATAATACCACGACCAAGGTTGATAACAAACCCGCTATCACTGTGCCCGTGGTCATGATCACTGTTTTCATCTGTGATTTGTGATTGATCAACATCTCTTCCGAGAGTTTTTTCAAAGTTTCCTCGATGGTGTCCAGACGTTCTGTCAATCCTCGATATCTCTCAGCACACAGATCAACGTGTGCCTCAAGATTGGTTTTTTCTAAATCACTCATAACACTACTAATTATCTTTTATTCCCATGCCCTGATACTCCAGTAGGCCGGAGATAATGATTTTTGTCCTTTTACTTTTTTGAGTATGGCACCAAACCGTGCCAAGAAACTTCGCTTCCTTGCTGGAATATTTTTTTTGATCCTCATGTCAGGATCACCAAATCTCACGATATTGACCACACCCGTGGATTTGTTCCGCACATACACAGCAAACTTTTTTGATTTGCCAGGTGTCCTGAAAGGTTTATTGAGAGTTACTGTTCTGTTCTGGTACGTTGCCATTGTTAGATCCTTGGAATAAACGATTTAGTTCTGGATGAAGTGTCAAGATCTCCTCATTGGTCATGCCCTGTTCCATCATCTCTCTCATATGAGT